CGGGTGATGGCGGCGTCGATGGCTCTTTCAAGGCCAAGCCCGGTGTGAATGCCGTTGTGCACATCGTCGGCGAAGTGTCGACCGTGGCGGCTGTCGAGGAAATCCCGCACCCCTTCCGCGCTGCCCACCGTGACCTTGGTAATCGCCGGGAAGGCAATGGCCCAGGCTGCATCGGTATCGGCGAATGCGCTGCTGGTGCCGTAGAAGCCCCAGGCTTGGTTGGCAGTTGGCAGGGTCGAGTTGGTCATCTGCATCGCTCCGTGTTCGTGAAGCAACTACCGCTCTTATCGCGGCGACTATCCAGTCAATTCGATGGAAAACATCGACTTTATGGGATCTGACCCCCGGTCCGAGTTTCGCGGTTGCGTAAAGTTTGGGCCAAGCGCGGTTTCCCCCGCCAAACCGCCAGACTTTCGGACCGCCCCCCGGCCTGGTCACCAGATCGGCCACCCGTCAGAGCCCACGGCAACCGTCCTGCGCTGGCCGAATTGTTCGGCAGTCCGCTTGGCATGGCACTCGGCGCAGAGGCAGCGGATGTTGCTGTCTTCGTCCGATCCGCCACGGGCTAGCGGCACGATGTGATCAGGTACGGTCGCCTCGCGGACAATTCCGGTGGACGCGCAATCCCGGCAAAGAGGCTCAGCCGCTAATCGGTGCAATCGCTGGACAACAGCCCGGCGACCTCGCAGTCTCTTTTCCATTCAACACCGTGGGAGATGGCAATGTCCGAAGACTTCGAGAAGGTCATGGCGCAAATCGGAGCGCTGAGTGTCAGGATTAACAAGCTCGCAGATGAAGAAGCGCGGTCTGCTCTAGTTAACGGGTGGGCAGCGCAAGGCGGCCTCATGCAGCAGAAACAAGCACTGATCAGGCAAGTGGACGAATTGCTCGACAAACTCCTGAACCAGTGACCCCAACGAGAAACGCCCGGAAGCTGGTAAGCCCCGGGCGCAACTCGCATCACTACATTTCGGAAACATCTACAGGAGAACAATGCTCCCGTCAATGCTGAATGGCATTTTTATCATTGAACTACAGTTTGTTATGTCAACCGCTAGGCGGACGATACTGGTAGCGAACTGTCCCTATTGATACCGAACAGAGTGACCAGTGCTTCGAGCCCGTGCGCCAGATTGCGCAGGTCCGCGTCTCCCCAGCCTGCGGCATCCACCTCGTAGCAGACCACCGCATGGACAAGCATGCTCGGTCGCCGACCGGTCGCTGCGATGGCATCGTGGTCAGCAGTCCGCAGCATCAGGATGGCCGCTGCTACCCGCTTGCGGATCTTCTCGACGTAGTCCGGATCGTACTCCGTGAGACTGCGGCCGAAGATCCCTTCATCGAGAAGCAAGCCGGTAGCGGAATGCGGGTGGATCGGCGGCAGTCCCATGACCGCCCGGTTGCGAGCCATGAGGTCACCATAGAGCTCCGCAGCTGCCAGTTCCTCTGCCGTGATCTTGCCGGCGAATGCCAGCCGGCCGATTGCCGAGCCCAGACGCTCGTCCTTGGCCTGCCTTGCGGTGACGCCGTACTGACGCTGGCGGGCATCCAGCACGGTCGCCGTGACTTCCCGCATGGTCTCGGCTTTGCCCGGCTGCACCAGCTTGCCGCAGGGATGGCGGCGGCCCGCCTTGCGCTTACGGCCGCGAGCCACGGGTGATCTCCGGGATGAGCGCCGCATAGCCGATCACATCGACCGGGCCGTCGGCATAGTTGGGATCATGGGCGAGCCGCGCCAGCTTCAGGTCGATCATGCACAGCGCCACCTGCTGGGCGGTGACAGGCGTACCGAGGGTGATCGACCAGCGACGGGCGATGACCTCCATCTGGGTCTTGGGATCGCCGTAGGCCGCACTGCGATCCTCGAGCACTTGCGCCACGCGCTTCAGGAATCCAGCCGCGCTCACCGGACACCTCCACAGGTCTCGATGGCCCAGAGCAGGATCGCGATGGCATCAGCCTCGTTGTCGTCGGCCGGGGCAAAGCCCTGTGCCTGGACGGCCGCGATGACAGCCGCCTTGTCGGCATTGCCCTTGCCGGTGATGAACCGCTTGATCGTGCCGACCGGCACACCCTGATAGGCAACCAGTGTTTCCTCGCACCACGCGGTCAACATACCCAGCAGACCACCATAAACATGGGCGGCGTCGGTGCCGGCGTGGCGACGGACTTCCTCGAAGTAGACCGCCTCGATCGGACCGGTATCCAGATCCAGCTGCTCGAGCCAACGACGGAATCGAAGGTAGCGCATGCCGCCACCGTCGTAGCGGGTGTGCTTCAGCGAGACCGTGCCGGTGGTGATGTGTCCGTCGGGCGACTGGAGCGCCCAGCCGGCACTGGTGCCAAGGTCGAGGGCAAGGACAGCGCCGTGACGGATAGTGACGGATGTGACGGGTTCCCCATTATTATTCCCAGAGGCGCGCGCGTGTGCGCGTGTAACGCCTATAAGGGGACGATCCGTCACATCCGTCACTGACGTCGATTTTGCTGACATTTTTCAAAACTCCATCGGGCTGGTCTGGGGCTGGGCCTGACGCAGGGCGAGACCCCGGAATCCCCGGGCTTTGTTGCTGTTGGCGCGCTGAAATCCGCGGTTGGCGAGGGTCTCTGAGAACCGCTTGTTCGAGCCGGCGAATTCGCCGTTCGCATCCGCCCAGCTTTTCCAGTCAGCGTAGAGCCGCTGGGAGGTGTCCTGCAGATGCGGAGCTTGGTCGCAGCGCTCCTCGAGCCACCGCCCCAGAGCATCCTCGGCCTCGAAGTATTCCTCGGTGGCAGCGAGGACAGACGCCGGCGGCTTCAGACCTGTCCGCTGCCATTCCAGACAGCCCTGCAGCGCCCAGGCGAGAATGCCGTCGCGTTCCGCCAGCAGCCGATCCGGCAGACGCTTGTCGCGCTTGTGGGCCGGGATGGTGACCGTGAACGGGATCATGTGCAGACGGCGACGCATCGCCTCGTCGACATTGCGGATCGAGGGTTTGTGGTTGCCGACCACCAGCAGCTTGAACTGGGGCATGAACTCGAAGAAGTCCTGACGCATGAACCGGGCGGTGATCTTGTCGCCACCTGTCAGCGCCTTGAGCTTGCTCTCGGCCCAGCGGCTGCCTTGTTCGGTCTCGATCGCGGATACGACGCGAGCCCCGCGCAGGCCTGCCATATCGGTCGGGTGGCGGTCGCCATGGCTCGCCATGAACATGTCCATGGCTGCCACCGTCGCGTAGTCGCCGATGATGGCGGTCAGCGTATTGGCGAACACCGACTTGCCGTTCGCGCCGGTGCCGTAGAGGAAGAACAGCGCGTGCTCGGTCGTGACCCCGGTCAGGCAGTATCCCGCCATCCGCTGGAGGTAGCGCTGGAGCTCGACATCGCCGCCGGTGACCGTGTCCAGAAACTCGAGCCAGGTGGGACAATCCCCTTCTGGCGAAGCCGCTGTGATCTTCGTCATGTAGGCCGGGCGATCGTGGGCTCCGACAGCAGCTGACTGCAGATCCACAATCCCACCGGGCGTATTCAGCAGCCACGGGTTGCGGTCCCAAACCTCGGTGGTTTCCGCGTGGCGGCGGTCCGCCCGGGCGATCCGTTCGACCGCCGCGATTGTAGAGGCCGACGACAGCTTCGCCTTGAGCTTTGCGCTTGCGGCTTTGCGCGCCGCTGTCCGGCAGATCTGGCGCGACAGGTCATAGGCCTGAAGCGTCTCTTCCTTGCGCCAGACTGCACCCGTCCAGGTGAGCCATTGGCCCCAAGCTGCGACATAGCGCCAGTCCTCGGAATGCTGGTCGGTGAACGCTTCGGCCAGGGCGTCTTCGGTCAGTTGGACAGGCGCTGAACTGCCGCCACTCTGGCCGCCGCCCGCGGGCGGACCTCCAGTCGCCGCCGCGTCGAGATAGTCCTCGCCGTAGCGTGCTGCATCGAGTTTCCAGATCTTCTCGGCCTCAGAACGAAGCCGGGCCTCCTCCCATGGCGGATCAATGCGGGCATTGTTGTAGTCGACGATCTCCTGCCACGCTTGCTGGGCTGTGACATGGCCTTCGCGGCACCGACGGATCCAGTAACCGATGATCCGGGTCAGGGCCTCGAAGCGCGTCGTGCCGTCGACGCCGCCTTCTCGGACGACCTTGCCGAACAATTCGGTGACCGCGCCGTGCTCCAGACTGGCGTTATTGAAGTCGAGGTCATTGGCGGCCTCACCCTCGAGGGGCGGCATGGCCATCACCGCCTCGACCAGATCGCCGAGGTCATGATCCTTTTGACGGTGGTGGAGGATTTCCACCAGCCGCCTCTGCCCGGACTTCGCATGAACGGAGCCGGCAACGCGGATCGGCTGGTGCGCCGAGCGGAAGGACGTATCGCCGCCGACCTTGCAGGCGATCATATACCTTGCGCGGCAAACGGTCGTGATGTCCTCACCATCTGCGGGTTCGGACAGTCGCCAGTAAAGGTGCAACTTGCGCTGACCTTCAGCGGTTACGCCGCCTGACGCCACTTCCAGCGTGGGCTCGCCAAGATGCGCAATCAGGTGGCCGCGCTTAGCTCCGATGTCCCCGTGATCGAGATCTACCAGAACCACCTGCGTCTGCAGGATCTGGTCAGCCTTGGCCTCACCGGCGATGGCAACGGTTCCGGGCACCACGAAAAGTGCCATGCCATTGTCGGCAGCCCATCCAGCCTGAACCGCGAGCTTGGCCGCGAAGTCCGTGTCGTTCTCCATGAACGGCGTGTGCGGGATCTGGTCGACGCCGCCTTTCTCAGCCAGCGCGCGGACCGGAACCAGATGCTCGCAATAGCCGAAGACTGTCTCGGCGAACGTTGCGATCATGGCACTGTCGGGAAGGACGGGCGCGGCCTGCGCACCTGCTTCGGAAGCCATCATGCCCAGCACCTCTGTTTCCAGGGGCACCACGCGCATTCGAAATGGTCGGGATCAGACGCGACGCGAGGCAGCCATTCGTCGGCATCGCAGGCCTGCAGGATCCGCACGGCCTTGTCGCTACAGGCCTGCGCCAGCGCCCCGTTGAACGGGACGAGTTCATGCCAGAGTTCGCAGGTATCCTTGTTGATGGCGGTGAAAACGGCCGGATGTTCGGTAAGGCCGAGATAGGCCTGATAGAGCGCGATCTGCGCCGCATAGACAGGCTTCGAAGCCGCCACACCGCGCTTGACGATATCCCGCCAGTTCTTGGCGTTCGCGGACTTGCACTCCCACAGCGCCGGAACTGCGAGCCCGTCGGGCGCAGCCACAATGACGCCGTCAATGTGCCCGCGCACACGGCCGTTGGCGACGGAGAAGCCGAACTGGTCACCGTCGCGATTGCGGGTGCGCAGGTCGTATCCGGCCTTGATCAGCCAGTCGACGGCAAGGTCCTCGAAGATATGGCCCACCGCGAAAATGCGCAGCGACTTGCCGGAGAACTCTTCTCCGGGGTCGCGCGGGGCCTTCAGGAACTCATACTGCAGCTTGCGGGAGCAGCTTTCGCCAAGGCGACTACCGCCCAGATAGGAGCGGGGTTCGCGCTCGCCGTTTGCTTTGGTGAGCGCATCGTCGATCCGGGCATTCACCAGATCCACGAACGCGGCCGGCTTTTCCCGGTGATTGAAGTCGAGCGGGCCGTGCATCAGAACGGCACCTCGGGCGCGCTTTCCCACATCGACCGCTGGAAACCGGCAACAGCAGCCTCCGCGATTGCTGCTGCCTGCTGGTCGGTGAGTTCGTTGAAGCGCCGGTTCCAGCCGATCTGGCCAAGGACACCGGCCATGGATTTGAGGGCGGCGACCAGCGCCGCACGTTCGCGTTCACCGGTGTTATCCATGGCCAACCACTCCGGTCAGGACGACCAGCGTCAGGGCCGGAAGATGATTCGCAGCCGCAACGGTCCCGACAACGATGATGGTCGGGTCTGTGGATCGATTTATGTGGATTGCGAGACGGTAGCCTGCGACCCTGGTGCGGGCCCGCAGCTTGCTGAAAAGCTCGGAAAAGTGGGGCATTTGACAGGACTCCAGATGGTCCTGTCACTTACCGGCGTGGTCGCCGGACTGTCGGGAGAACAGAAAAGGAACTTACCCTCTTGGCAAGTCCATTATGGGCGATAGGCTGGGTAGCGACGCCGCACCCCTAAGTTGCCTGGAGCCTGTATGCCGACATTCAATCCTCGTCTCTTTACCAAAGCCGATCGGCTCAAGAACATCTCGGTCGCCAACCTTGTGGCGCTGTTTAATCCGTGGTCCGATTATCTCGCCGCCCGGGGTGTCGTACTGGCTGGCAACGAGGGGGATTTCCCGTTTGAGCGTCTCAGCGGTGTGCTGATGACGCCTAACGATGACACGCCGACCGAACTGGTCGATGCGTTGTACTTCATCCACGAAACGGCCAGCGATCTCCGGGCCGAAGATCTGCTCGAGATTGCAGCTCCTATTGGCCTTGATCTCGTGCTTGGAGACGATGCGACCCCGGCAGATATTGCGGTTCGCATCTGGCTTGTGCGGCCCGACCTTCTCAGGGACTCTCACTCTCGGACCGTTGTCTTCAATCAGAAGCGCTTCGAGTATTTCCGGTCTCGGGCGCCCGAGCCTCAGCCGTTCCCCGAGGTGTCTGAAGAACAGACGCTCAAGATCCAGGCTGCTTTCGACGACTGGTTCGGGAACAAGCGGAAAGGACGCGGCACCCGCTTTCTGGTTTTCAGGCGGGACCGGCGTGTATGGATGCTGGTCAGGCATGGCCTGCCCATGCGGCGCGAAGGCAAGCACCAGGATAGCGGTGAAACCGCGACCGAGATCTATCGGCCACAGCAACATGACGTGCTGGTCTACGATGAGGATACCGGAGAACTTGGCGTTCACACCACGACCAAGGGTGAAACGGATCTCTACCTCGGCACGCTTAGCCTCATCCTCTTCAACAACCCGGACGAATTCAGCAAGGAGCCGAAATTCAGCTTCGATCCCTTGATCAACGTCGGGGTTGAAGCTCTTGCGTGTGGTGACATCGAGGGGATGGACCATGTCGCACTGATCGAGGTGCAGAAGTACTGGGGGACCTTTGGTGAACGCGAGATCCGCAAGGCCGACGATCTTTTCGCCGCTTTCGGTGACCGTTGGCAGGACAGGCTGCGCGGTGGCAAGATCACCAGCGCCACCTTCAAGGTTCGGTTCTCCAACTCGTCGAAGGACAGGTCCGTGATGATCCGTCTGCCGAACATCGCGCGCTACGATCGTGACGACGACAGTGACCTCGTTGAGCAGTGGCTGGCTGCCCGTGGCTTCACTACGGCCTGAGATGTCATGACATCGTGAGAAAACTCACCAACTTCTGGGAAACGCTGGACCTGCTGGCCACTGCCATCCTTCCGGCCATCGATTGGCGCGGTGGGCACCCGTCTGAATGGCAGGTCATCGCGCCGCTTCTGGCGAATACCGGTCGAACGGCAACTTCGGTTGCTTGCCCTTCCGGCGCAGGTGAGAACTGCCCGCGGAAGGTCATTACTCTATCCGACGGGCGCCTTGTGGCCGAGTGCCAAGACAATCCAGCCACATGTGATCGTCTGGACCTGACAACCCAAGACATTCTGGTTCAAAAGCTCGATCTGCAGAGGTTTTCGGGCATGGTAGCCAGTGCCCTCGCTCTGAATCCTGAGGGCTTCAAAAAATGGTCCGATGGCCTGTTCCATATCGGCACCCGAGATGTCGTCGCTGGTCGAAGCGTGTCTGTGCTCGGCCTATTCCAGGGCGGGAGCCAACCCAGCAAGGGCCTGTCGGCGCTCGATCCTCTAACGCAGATCGCACAGCCGCAGCTGCTCTTGGTCCCGTCGCCATATACGCTTTCCGCCGATCAAGAGCGGCACCTGAAAAGCATCGGTACCGAGGTGCGGACCTTTGACGATGCCTTGCTCGTGGACGATCAAGGTACGGTCCATGCGTCCGCGGTCTTGTCTACGCTGTTGGGGCAGCTTGAGGCGAAGGTCACACAATCTCTGCAAACGGCCACTGGTAATGGTCTTGCGCTGGCTTTCCCGCCGGGAACGCGTTGGGGCGATATTACCATCACGTTTATCTCAAATGAGCACATCAACGTGAGCTATGGGAATACCCCCGCCAGAAAGTTCGAGCCCGCCCACATGGGCATGATGGACCGCCGAACCGGTAGGGCCAACAGACAATGGGGCTTCCTTTTGGCGTTCGCCGTCGGCGGGGGCAGCCTTCCCGTAAAGGCTCCGAGGGGAGTCCGAGGTTACCAAAAGCAAAAGCAATTGCTCTCCGACTGTCTCCAGGCAGCATTCGGTATAGCCGAAGAACCTATACCTTCTGAGGGCTCTGACTACCGGACGGCTTTCACCATCCGTGACAACCGCCCTGTGACAGCAAAGCAGTTAGGCAGTCAGCGAATATTCGCTGAAGACGACTGAAGTTTTTTCGATTTTTTTCTGAGGCCAAAGTCGCCGGAATCCGCTGATTCCCGGCGGCTTTTCTTTGCCGATCCGGGCTCCGACCCCGCCTGAACGAAAATTCGCCGGTGACCTGCATTCCAGCCCCCGAGCTGGTCCGCAGATCAAGGCGAACCCTAATGGAGCTCAACAACCGCTATGGCGGCATCTCCCCCCGCGTAATCCGTAACATCAAGTATCAAGCCGCCAAGCTGGCGCGCAGCGGTGCGCTGCCCGGCATGGACAAAGAGGATATTGAGCAAGAACTGATGCTCGATCTGCTCAGGCGGAAGGGCCGGTTCGACCCCGAGCGCGCATCCTTCGACACCTTCGCTGACCGCGTTGTCACCAACCGGGTGGCCAGCCTCACCGCATCGACCCACAAACTGCGCGCCGAACGCATCACCATCTCCCTCGACTTCGTTGTCGCCAATGACGACGAAGAGGACGGAGCCAGCCTGATCGACAAGCTGGACGACCTCGAAAATCCCTGTGCCCTCGACGAATTGAAGATCGGCCTGGCCCGCGATGTCGCGCGCTTCATCGGCGACCTTCCGCCTGTGTTGCAGCGCTACGTCTCGATCCTCGCCGCTGACAACGTCTGCGAAGCCGCGCGCGAGGCAGGTCTGCACCGGTCAACCATTTACGAGCGCAAGGAGCAAATCCGCCGGGCCGCCGAGGGCTGGGGGCTCGCGGAATATCTCGGCCTGATCCCGACAGTTCGGAATCGCCGCCGGTAGATGACCAGCAGAGGACGACGGCACCGCCGCTCGAAACCTCGCCAAATCATGCCGGGCCTTCGGGCGAATAGAACACCCCCAGTGGGGAACAACCCGACCGCGTGCTCCAGGGCGGCGTCGGGCCCGGCAGATGTTTGCCTGACGAACCCTGGTCCCTTCGACGAAACGGGGAGACCCTCGAAATGATTACGACTTCGCCTCTCAAGCGCCTTCGCAAGTCCATGTGGCTTCACGATGTGCCTGATATCCTGAACGTGCCTGCGGTGGGCGATGACCCCGCAGCCTATGTCCCGACCGAGGAGGCCACGCTTGACGAAGTGGCTTTCGCGGAAGTTGCGGTGGCGCGCCAGGCTTCCGCTCTCAACCGTGTTTCTGCCGCGCTGAACGAGATCATCAAGCTTGCGCGGCGTCAGGGGGCACACGGCTACGACAACGCGGTCGCTGCTGCGCTGCGCGAACTGGAGAGCGGCAAGTGAGCGCCCCGTTCAACAGCGGCCCGCTGCAGATCATCACGGCCGACCAACGGCTCAAGGAACGTCGCGGTATCAAGGGGGTGCTTACGGGCACCTCCGGTATCGGCAAGACCTCGCAGCTCTGGACCCTCAACCCGGACAAGACGCTTTTCCTGAACCTTGAGGCGGGCGAACTCGCCGTCCAGGGGTGGCCGGGCGACGAAATCCGCATCCGCGACTGGGACCGCGCACGCGACCTGGCCTGCTGGATCGGGGGCCCCAATCCGGCGATGCGCGACGACCAGAGCTACAGCCGCGCCGACTACGCGCGGGTGTGCAATGCCTTCGGCCCGCCGAACATCCTCGAAAAGTACGACACGATCTTCGTGGACTCGATCACCGTGGCGTCGCGCCTTTGCCTGCAGTGGGCGAAGGGCCAGCCGCAGGCAATGTCGGACCGCAGCGGCAAGGCCGACATGCGCGGTGCCTACGGCCTGCTCGGTCAGGAGATGATCGGCTGGCTGACCCATCTGCAGCACACCCCGGACAAGAATGTGTGGCTGGTCGGGCTGCTCGACAAGCGGCTGGACGACTTTAACCGCCCGTTCTTCTCCTTGCAGATCGAGGGCAGCAAGACCGGCCTCGAACTCCCCGGCATCGTCGATGAGATCGTGACCCTTGCCGACATTCGTCCGGCCGAAGGGGCTCCATACCGCGCCTTCGTCTGCACGACGCTCAATGAGTTCGGGTTCCCCGCAAAGGACCGGTCCGGTCGTCTCACCAGCATCGAACCCGCCCACCTGGGGCGCCTGATGGACAAGATCCGTGGCCCGCTCTCCGCGCCGCCGGCGGCCCGCCTCGACTTCGATCTTCCCACCAATTCCGACAACACGCAGCCCGGAGCCTGACACCATGACCAATATGGATTTCAACACCGCCGACACCCAGGACTCGGCCTTCGCACTTATTCCCGCCAACACGCTGGTCCGCCTTCACATGACCATTCGCCCCGGTGGCGCTGGCCCCGAAGGCTGGCTCACCCAGAGCAAGAGCAGCTCTGCCCTCTATCTCAACACCGAGGGCGTGATCGAAGAAGGCCCGCACGCACGCCGCCGTATCTACACGCGCATCGGTTTCCGTGGCCGCAACGCCGATACCGGGGCGGAGGATACCTATGCGAACCGCGGGCGGGCCCTGCTGCGCGGCATCCTTGAGTCCGCTCATGGCGTCCGCGCCGATGATACCTCGGACCAGGCCCGGGCAAAGCGCACGATCCGCAGCTTCGGCGATATGAGCGGCCTGACCTTCATCGCCAAGCTCGGGATCGAGCGCGACAAGAATGATCCCAGCGATCAGGGGCGCAACGTCGTCGTCGCAGCTATCGGCCCCCAGCATCCTGAATACGCCGCCCTGATGGGCACCACGCCCGGCGCATACACGCCCACTGCCAGCGCACCGGCCATGGCTCCCACGAACGGCGGCGCGCCGTTCTGGGCCCAGTAAGCGAAAGGCACCACCATGATCCCTCGGGACTACCAGCGGGCGGCAGTCGATGCCGCCCGAGCGAAGACGGCTGCCCACGGCAACACGATCCTCATGCTTCCGACGGGGGCCGGCAAGACGGCCGTGGCCGGGTTCTACATCGGCGAGGAGGCGGAAGCGCAAAGCAACGCCCGCATTCTGATGCTCCAGCATACGGATGAATTGGTCCAGCAGAACCTCGCCGCGATCAGCGGTATCACGGGACTGCGTTCCTCGATCGTCAAGGCGTCGCAGAACGACTGGACCGGAAAGCTGGTGTTCGGCAGCGTCCAGACCCTGGCTCGTGCCAATCGCCGGGCTGACATCGGCCACATTTCCCATCTCGTCATCGACGAGTGCCACCGCGCGGCTGCGACCGGCTACATGGACATCGTCGCTGATGTCCGCCGCATCAATCCGAAGGTAAAGATCCTCGGGCTGTCTGCGACCCCTAGCCGGGGGGATGGCCGCTCCCTGCGGCAGACCTTCAGCAACATCGGTTATCAGCTGAAGATCGGCACCCTGATTGCCCGGGGAATTCTCGTGCCGCCCCGGACCTATACGATGGATCTCGGGGTGGGCGATGAGCTCGCCGACATCGACTCAACCGCTGGTGACTTCGACATGCGCCAGGCAGACAAGGTCCTGAACCGCGCGGTGCTAAACGATGCGGTCGTGCGGCACTGGAAGGAAAAGGCCGGCGACCGTCGGACCATCTTCTTCTGCTCAACGGTCGACCATGCCGATGCAGTCGCTGCTGCCTTCCGATCTGCCGGGGTGACGGCCGAGACGATTTCGGGAGACATGGCAGGTGCCGACCGTGCGGATCTCATCGCGCGCTTCGACCGGGGCGATGTCCAGGTCCTCACCAACTGCATGGTGCTCACCGAAGGCTTCGACAGCCAGCCGGTGGGCTGCATCGGCATCCTGCGCCCGATGCTTCACAAGGGCACCTTCATTCAGGCGGTGGGTCGTGGGCTGCGCAAGGTTGATCCCCTACGTTATCCCGGCATCATCAAGACCGACTGTGTCATTCTTGACTTCGCGGGCGCAGCCATTCGCCATGGCTGCCTCGAGCAGGAAATCTCGCTCGACGACGAGGACTCGGATCCCAGCGCGGCGCCCTATAAAACCTGCCCGGACTGTGAAGCCGAGATCCCGCTCGGGACCGGTGAATGCCCGTTTTGCGGCCATGTCTTCACCCGCCAGGTCGGCGAGAAGCGCGTCCTGACCGACTTCGAACTGCTGGAGATCGACCTACTGAACCAGTCGCCCTTCCAATGGTGTGATGTCAGCGGGGACGGATCGTCGCTGATCGCCAGCGGCTTTGACGCCTGGGCGGGCGTGTTTCACGACGGCACTCTCTGGCACGCGCTGGGCGGGCCCAAGGCCGGGGCTCCGCGCAAGATCGCCATCGGGACCAAGGTGCAGGCCCTGGCCGAGGCCGATGATTTTCTCCGTTCGGCCGAAAACAGTCTTGCTGCCGCCAAAAGCAAGCGCTGGCTCAAGGAGCCCGCGTCCACCAAGCAGCTCAACTGCTTGCGCCGAGCCGGTGCCTCGGTGTCGCCGATGAACTTCGGCTTCTCCAAGTACGATGCCAATTGCCAGCTGCGATACTACTGGAACCGCCTTGCAATCACCACGGCGGTCTTCGGACAAGCGCACCGGAGCGCCGCATGACCAGAACCAGCGGCATCAATCCGGACCAGATGAGCGCTGAAGCTCGGCTCGCCGAGTTGGGGCGCATTCTGGCAGCGGGCATTCAGCGCATGCGCGAACAGTCCAGTTCTATATCTGCTGCCAGCGGAGATAGTTCGCTCGCTATCTCGGCCAGCAAGAGCGTCAGTCGTCCTGGGCACAAGGCCCGCAAAGGAGGACGATAATGCAACATCAACACGACGGGCCGGTGCTGGCGAGGCTGGCAGGCCTCAAGGCTATGACGGTCAATGAGCTGAAGGCCGAATGGCAGACGCTGATGGGATCAACGCCGCCTAATAACAGCCGGACCTTCCTTGAGCAGCGACTGGCCTATCGGATCCAGGAACTGACCTATGGCGGTCTGCCGAAGCCTGTTAGCCGGCTGCTGGATGCGCTGGCCGACGAGATCGAAGGCAAGAAGGTCCGGAGCACGGTAATCAGCGACCCTCGCAACCCGGTCATCGGCACCCGGCTGGTGCGCGAGTGGGACGGCGTGGAGCATGTTATCACGGTCCTGCAGGGCGGGTTCGACTGGCAGGGCCGCCGCTACAAGTCCCTGTCGGCCATCGCCCGCGACATCACCGGAACACAGTGGAATGGCTACCGCTTCTTTGGCCTGCGCGAAAACAAGAGGGGTGCAGCATGAAGGAGACAGCAACACCGCGCCGTCTGCGCTGCGCCGTCTATACCCGCAAATCCAGCGAGGAAGGGTTGGACATGGAGTTCAACAGCCTTGATGCCCAACGGGAATCCTGCGAGGCCTATATCGCCAGCCAGCGCGCGGAAGGCTGGGTCTGCATGCGCGAACGCTATGATGACGGCGGGTTCTCTGGCGGCACGCTCGACCGGCCCGGCCTCAAGGCCCTGCTGGAAGACGTGGAGGCGGGGCTCGTCGACGTCATCGTCGTCTACAAGATTGATCGCCTGTCGCGCTCGCTGATGGACTTTGCCAAGCTGGTCGAGGTCTTCGATCGCAACAACGTGACCTTCGTGTCGGTGACGCAGGCGTTCAACACCACGACCTCGATGGGCCGGCTGACGCTGAACATCCTGCTGTCGTTCGCCCAGTTCGAACGCGAGGTCACCGGCGAGCGCATCCGCGACAAGTTCGCTGCCAGCCGCGCCAAGGGCATGTGGATGGGCGGGTTCGTGCCGTGGGGTTACGACGTCATCGATCGCAAGCTGGTCGTCAACGAGGCTGAAGCCGCCCAGGTTCGGGCCGTGTTTCAGCGGTTCACCGAGCTGGGCTCGGCCACGCTGCTGACCCGTGAATTGGTCGCCAAGGATGTGCGGAGCAAGCGCGGCAAGCCGATCGACAAAGGGTTCCTCTACAAGCTGTTCCGCAACCGGCTTTATCTCGGCGAGGCGGTCCACAAGGGCACGAGCTATCCCGGCGAACATCAAGGTATCATCGACCAGCAGCTCTGGGATGCGGTACATGCCATATTGCAAGAGAGCCCGCGCCAGCGCGCAGCCAACACCCGGGCCAAGACCCCGGCGATGCTGAAGGGGCTAATCTTCACGACAAGCGGCATCGCCATGACGCCGACCATGACCAAGAAGGGCAGCCGCCTTTACCGCTACTACACGTCGATGGATGCTATCCGGAACCGTGCCGGTGAAGGCCGTGACGGCTATGTCCGGCTCAACGCGGGCATGGTCGAAGCTGCCGTCGTGCAGCAGATCCGAGCTCTCATGCGGACCCCCGAAGTCGCGGCGCAAGCAGCGGCAGTGCTCAAGGCGGACGATGCCGAAACCGACGGCAATGATGTCGTCGCCGCGTTGGCGAACTTTGACACCCTTTGGGAAACACTGTTCCCTGCCGAACAGGCCCGCATTGCCCGGCTGCTCGTCCAGCGTGTCACCGTAAGCCAGCAGGGGCTGACGGTTGATCTTCGCACTGCAGGGCTCAGCTCGGTGATCCGTGACATGCTGGCACCTCGCCAAATGGAGAAGGCCGCATGAGCCAAGCTCCGGCTTCCATCACGGTCTTCATTCCGCTCACCATCCGCAAGCGCAACGGTCGGCCGAAGATTGTGCCGCCCGCGGATGTTATGCCGGCCAATGATGGCGGTGTGGACCCGCACATCCTGAAGGCGATCGCCAAGGCATGGAGCTGGCGGCGCAGGCTGGAAAGCGGCCAGTCCGCCACCATCGAGGATCTGGCCCGAACTGAGGATGTTGCTCCGTCATTCATACGTCGCACCCTTAAACTGGCCTTTCTTGCGCCGGCTGTACTTGAGCAGATCCTGATTGCGCGGACATCACCGGCTGTATCGCTGAAGGATATGTCGGGCATCGCGGATATGCCGTGGGCAGTGCAACGGGACGCGGTATTCGCAGACACACTGCCTACGACGGATTGACGAATCAATCGCAGTTTGTTCTTATTATGTTCTATTCATCCAGGAACATGAAACGTGCTGCGCCTTGTCGATCATCCAACCTCTTTGGAACTGCCGCTGTTCACCTCCACGGTGCCGGCTGGCTTCCCGAGCCCGGCGGATGACCACATCGAGGGAAAGCTCGACCTGAACGAACATCTCGTGCGCCGGCCGGCTGCCACGTTCTTCGTGCGGGCGTCGGGGGAGTCGATGCGCGGCGCCGGGATCTTTGATGGCGACTTGTTGATCATCGACCGTGGCGTCACCCCGCAGCCTGACGACATCGTCATTGCTATCCTGCAGGGCGAGCTCACCGTCAAACGTCTAAGGAAAGTGGACGGGAACTGGCGCCTGGTTGCCGAAAACAGTGCGTATCCGTCATTGCCGCTCGTGGAAGGCGACTGCGAGATTTGGGGTGTCGTGACCCATAGTATCCGGCGTCACTGTGGCCGCTGATGGCCACCTTTGCCCTGGTCGACTGCAACAACTTCTATGCATCCTGTGAGCGGCTTTTCCAGCCCCGCTTACGGGGACGGCCAGTTGTGGTTCTCTCGAATAACGATGGGTGCGTAATCGCCCGGTCGAATGAGGCGAAGGCGCTGGGTGTCGGTATGGGCGCACCGCTGTTCAAGATCCGCAACCTAGTCGAGGAGCATAACATTGCCGTCTGCTCATCCAACTACGCCCTATATGGCGACATATCCGAACGCGTGATGAGCGTTCTGGGGTCGAATGCCCCCGGGCATGAGATCTACAGCATCGACGAGTGCTTCCTGGATCTCGACCACTTGGCCGTGGCGGACCTGACCGAATGGTGCCGTGATCTTCGGCAAACGACCCTACAATGGACAGGAATTCCGGTGTCCGTCGGCGTGGGCCCGACCAAGACCCTGGCCAAGCTGGCCAACCGGCTTGCGAAGAAGTCGGCAAAGGCCGGCGGCGTGCTGGACCTGGTGCATCACCCAAACTGGATCGAGCCGGCCTTGCGCAAAACTCCGATCGGCGATGTCTGGGGAGTGGGGCGCCGCTGGAGCGCTATGCTGGAGGAGCGCGGCATCCGCACAGCCCACGACCTCGCCAACGCTCAGGACGGCTGGGTGCGCCAGCGAATGGGTATCGTCGGCCTTCGAACCGTCCACGAACTGCGCGGCCTCGTCTGCCACGCGCTGGAAGACCAGCCGCCACCGAAACAGACGACCTGTTGTTCTCGAACCTTCGGCACGGCCATCTTCGACAAGGGCCAGGTCCATGATGCCGTGATGAGCTTTGCCGAGCGTGCGGCGGAAAAGGTGCGTCATGCCGGTCAGGTGGCAGGCGCTGTGCAGCTATTCATCCGGACCGACCCGTTCGCGCAGGACTTGCCACAGAAGTCAGTGTCAGGTTCTGCGACGTTTCACCGGCCAACGTCAGACACCCGCGACATCACTGCCGCCGTCTTGCGGATCTTCGAGCGCATCTGGAGATATGGATATGGCTGGCGCAAGGCTGGCGTGCTGCTGCTCGATCTGGCGCCCCCTGGGTCTGCCCCGGCATCGCTGTTCGACGTTATGGAGGCGCCGGACGACGGGCTGATGCAGGCGATCGACCGGATCAACGATCGCTATGGCCGTGGGACTGCCCGGTTGGGGTTGGCCCAGAAGGATGCTGAATGGCGCATGCGGCGGGAGAACCTTTCGCCCAGCTTCACGACCCGGTGGGGGGATATACCTGCCGCGAAGATGGGGTAAGAGTGTCCCATGGACGCTGCCGATCCAGACCTGCCTGATGCTGCTGTTGAACACATCAGCCAGATGCTGACGCTGGCCAAGAGCAAGCATCAGGAAGCTATGGGGTTGCTCGGCACACCTGATCCGAACGCCCTGCCACGCCTGCGTGAAGTGCTCCGGCTCTTGGAAGAGGTCGAGCTGTTGGCCGATGACGCGACAAGCTATGTCGAGGCAGACGTGATGAAGGCTGCGATCAAGGACCTTCATTTCCAGCAGGCCGCCGTTCAAGTGGCCATAGCCCAGCTGGAGAACGTGAAGGTCCAGTCCCCATGGGCGACGCCTTGGCCGTGGCTTACCCTGATCATCCTAGCGTTGCTGATCGCCCAGGCGGTCGGCTGAGGCCTCAAGTGGGACCCGAAGCGTCGGTTCTCATGATCGTCTCTAACCGCGATCCGACACAAACGGTTCGGTAGATGGAAGGCCAGAAAACCTCGGATTTACGTCGTTTCTGGAGACCGAACCTTTGCAGCGGAGGTTCGGGTGAAAAGAGACGAAAGCCGGTCAGAGACCGATTTTGGCGTTTGCAGCAGTCTCTAGGGTTCGGTCGCCGCTGGCAAAACCGCGCGGAAGCTGGCGATTTTTCGGCCCCTTGAGGCCCATCTCATGGATTCGCGATGAGATGTTGGCGGAGACGGAGGGATTCGAACCCTCGGTACCGGATTTACCAGTACGACGGTTTAGCAAACCGTTGGTTTCAGCCACTCACCCACGTCTCCTGCGCGATTGGCGTCGGGCGCCTATAGCGGGCAAGCAACCTGGCTGCAATGCCTATTCCATTGGAATTTCTTCAGCGGTTTTGACTCGTTTGGGCGCGAAAGCGACTCGACTCATCGCCCGTTCATTGT